CAAGGCAAAGACGGCACAGGCGGCGTGTTTGGCCAGACAGACTTCTGGACTAAGGCCAACGAATTAGTGGAGAAAGCATTTTACAGCGGTACAGGAGCGGTGTTGCTTCGGCTGGAAAACATGAAACTGCTGAACGATACGGTGCGGCCGGATGCTACAACAAACATCGCATTAGAGTATCTGACCGCCCAGCATATCATCCCACTTACAGTACGCAGTGGGCGGATTACAGAAGCGGCATTTGTGTCAGATGTGCTGGATAAAGGTGCAAACTATATCTATCTGGAGCAACACCTGTTAGAAGCCGATGGATATGTAGTCCACAACGCTTATTTCAAGCAGAAAAATGACCAGATGGAGCCAGTTCCATTGCCGGATGGTGTGGCAGAGGAGTTTCACACAAAAAGCACAATTCCGCTGTTTGCCATTATCCGCCCGAATATTGTGAATCATTTCAGCGACAACCTTGGATTGGGCATGAGTATTTATGCGGATGCGCTGGATAATCTGAAGGGCGTTGACCTGGCCTTCAACAATTTCTGCCGGGACTTAAAGCTGGGCGGCAAGAAAGTATTCCTGAACAAATCTCTACTACAAGTGGATGAACGCGGCAATACCATTACACCTGACGATGTGGCACAGCAGTTGTTTACCACTATCGGCGATGAGGTGACCATGGAAGATAATACACTGATTCATGAGTTTAACCCCGACTTGCGCACGGAGGCCAACAAAGAAGCCATTCAGGGGCAGCTGGATTATCTGTCCTTCAAGTGCGGTCTGGGCACCAAACATTATCAGTTTAACGCCGGCAGCGTGGTGACTGCCACCCAGTACATGGGTGATAAGCAGGAGCTGATGCAGAACGCCAGCAAGCACTATATTGCTGTGGAGCGATTCTTGCAGCAGATTGTCCGCGCCATCCTGTGGGCGGGCAAAGAAGTGCTGGGGGAATCGGTAGATCCAGACACGCAGATTACTGTAAACTTTGAGGACTCCTACATCATCGACAAAGAATCGGAGCGCTTGCGTGACCAGCAGGAAGTGCGGGATGGTTTGCTGAATAAGTGGGAGTATCGGGTAAAATGGTATGGGGAAGAGGAAGCCACAGCCAAAGCGATGGTGGCGGAGCAATCCGGCGGCCTGCAATTTGAGGAGTGATAAGCCATGCTGACACCAGAACAACTGCTGTATCTGCCGGACAATCTGGTGCGGCTCTATGCCCAGCTGGAAGAAGATATCCTTGCAGACATGGCGGCGCGGATCAGCGCCAGGGATTTGTTTATTCCCGCTGCCGATTGGCAGTTTCAGAAGCTGGCTGAGATGGGCAACACCTATGGCATGATTCTGGCCAAACTTTCCGCAGCCACTGAAAAGACAGAGCAGGAGCTGCGGGAGATGATGATGGTAGCTGCCAGTGAAAGCCTGAAGTATGATGATGCGGTGCACAAAGCTGCTGGGAAGGAACTGCCGCCGCTCAATCAATCTGTAGCGCTGTTGGCCACACTGAATGCTGGCATGGAGAAAACGAAAGGATACTTTCAGAACCTATGCCGCACAACGGCCAATCATGGCAGCAAACAGTTTGCGGATGCGTTGGACAGAGCCTATATGCAGGTGACCAGCGGTGCTTTTGCCAAAGAGCAGGCCATCAAGACGGCGGTAAAAGATTTGACCAGCCAGGGCATTGCGGCAGCCGAGTACAAAAACGGCAGGAAGATGAGTTTGGAAGCGGCGGTGCGTATGAATGTGGTCACTGGCGTAAATCAGACCTGCGCAGAATTACAGCTACAGCGCTGTGATGAGGCAGGGTGTGACTTGGTGGAAGTGTCTGCCCACGCAGGCGCCAGACCGAGCCATGCTGTGTGGCAGGGGAAACTCTACAGCCGCAGCGGAACCCATCCCAAGTATCCAGACTTTGCATTGAGTACAGGTTATGGCACTGTGACAGGATTGTGCGGCGCTAACTGCCGGCATAACTTCTATCCCTTCTATGAGGGCATCAGCAAGCGAGCCTACACCCACCGGGAATTGGGGCAGATGAATGCCAGAACCATTCGCTACAATGGCCAGCGCCTGACGGAGTATGAAGCCAGTCAGGTGCAGCGCAAACTGGAGCGCAATCTGCGCCGCTGGAAACGGGAACAGGCTGCCATGAAAGCAGCTGGACAAAGCACCGCAGAAGCAGCAGCCAAACTGAACTACTGGCGTGGAGAGATGGATCGCTTTATCCGGCAGACTGGCTTCAAGCGGCAATACAGCCGGGAAGAAATATTCGGTTACCAAAAGAAAACAAAGCATGAGATTATTAATGCAAATTTAAAAAGGTTAGGTATTCCTGGCAAGTCAATAGACTGCGATAAAGATGTTGACTTTTCAAAGTTTTCGTTTGATAATGGACATATAAACAATGAAAGATTGCACGATGTTACCAAAGAAGAAGCTTTGCAGTTTATTGCTGATGCGAAAATAGTTGTATCGAAATGGAAAGATAAATTTCATAACTATATTGGGTCAAATGGAACTGCCTATGTTGATATGGAGAATAAAGAAATAAGAACGGCTTTTAGATATGATGAGTATGATGATTCATATAAAGAGTTGTTGGAGGTGCTGGAATGAAAAATAAGATATATTGTCCATTGGTTAAAGAGAAAATTGATGATGGAGAATGCTTTGATATTCACATGGTAGTTGGGCATGAAGCACCGAAAAGGACTATACGCAAGGAAATATTAGAAATCAAAGACTATGAAAAAATTTGTTTAGCCTGTTCAAATCACAGAGATGATTGAGGTGAGCGTATGGATAATTTTAAAGCAATTTACAGAATTCTCTCAGCATTAGAAAAAGCAATGGATTTGCCAGCATTTGATGTAGAGCAAATTAGTGCATCTGCACTTGAAATCAGTGAGGAGCGCTGGGCGCGATATATGGAAATGATGCTGGATGTTGGTCTGATAAAGGGCGTTTCTATTCAGCGGGATATTACAGGTCATTATCGTGTGGATGCAGATGAAATTCGCATCACATTGAAGGGTTTGGAATATTTGCAAGAAAACAGTTTCATGAAAAAAGCATATAAAGCCGCAAAAGGAATTAAAGATGTAACTCCGTTTGTATGATAGGCACTGTCAAAAAAGGCAGTGCTTTTCTTGTGCCGCGATTTTCTGTGGCCATGCCCTGAGCTAAGGCGTAAAACTGGCTTATTTTTATTGCCGTGAATTTCTGCGGCCATACACAAAATTCGCCTGGCTGCGGGCGTAACAAGGCAGAGCCGCCCGGGGCGCGGGACCTCGATAACAACAACGTAGCGGTAGGAGGTAATAGCATGAAAAGAGAGTTCTTAGAGGGATTAGAGTTAAACGGCGTGAAATTGACCAAAGATCTGGTGGATCAGATCATGGCGGAGAATGGCAAGGACATTGCTGCAGAACAAGCAAAGTACACAGCCAAGGAAGCGGAACTGACCACTGCCAATCAGACTATCAAAAGTTTGCAGGACGCTGCAAAGAAATTTGAAGGTACAGATCCGGAAAAACTGAAACAGGATTTGGCCGACTTGCAGAAAAAGTACGACACCGACATGGCAGACACCAAACGCAACAGTGCTCTGGACATGGCGCTGATGCAGGCGAATGTACATGATGTAAAGGCTGCCAGAGCCTTACTCAATCTGGACGAAGTAAAACTGGATGGTGAAAAACTGTTGGGGTTAGACAGCCAGCTGGAAGGGCTCAAGAAAGACAAGGCATGGTTATTTGCTGCAGCAGAACCGCCAAAAAATCAGGAGCCATCAAAAGGGCCTACCGTTGTAACGACAGGATTACAACATGGCGATAAAACAACACCAGAAACATTTAGTTTAAGAGATGCCGTGCGGGAGAGCCTGCAGGGTAAAAAGGAATAGAAAATGAAAGGATGATTATTTATGCCAATTACATTGGAAGAAGCAAAAGTAGGTATGGCGGATAAAGTAGACCAGGCGGTAGTTGATACATTTCGGAGAGAATCTCTGTTGCTGGAACGGTTAATTTTTGATGATGCGGTTAGTCCTGGTACTGGCGGCAGTACATTAACCTACGGTTATCAGCAGTTAAAAACACCATCTACTGCTGCATTCCGTCAGTTAAACAGCGAATATGCACCAAACGAAGCAAAACGTGTGAAAAAGACAGCTGATTTAAAAATCTTCGGCGGTTCTGCCCAAGTAGACCGTGTATTACAGCAGTCCAGCGGTGCAGTAGATGAAATCAGTTTCCAGCTGGAACAGAAAACAAAAGGCGCTAGAAATCTGTTTCACAATGAAGTGATTAATGGGAAAAAAGCATCTGGTTTTGACGGCTTGGATGCGTTGCTGACGGGTGCAAGCACAGAGTATAACGGTGATGGACTGCTGGATATTTCCACCTCTGAATTAATGAACACAAACTATCAGTACTTTTTGGATATGCTGGATGAGTTCATTTCCGGTATGGATGGAAAACCAGATATGTTGATGTGTAACGGAAAACTGGCAACTAAAATTCGTTCTGCTGCCAGACGGGCTGGATATTTGACCCACAGTGAAGATGCCTTTGGTCGTCAGGTGACAGGCTATGCAGACATCCCAATCTTAGATATGGGCATGTTTTATAACGGTACCAGTTCTGTGCCAGTGGTTGGTATTGATTCTACTGCTAAGACAACAGATTTGTACGCTGTTACATTAGGGCTGGATGCATTTCATGGTGTATCTATGTCCGGTGGCAAGTTGATTAACACTTATTTACCTGATTTAAATAAACCAGGTGCAGTAAAAGATGTAGAGGTGGAAATGGTTGCGGCTGTTGTGTTGAAAAATACACTGAAAGCAGGCGTATTCCGTAACATTCAGGTTGCTGCCAAAGCGTAAGGAGGTGCTATGGGTATGTATGCGGATTATGCGTTTTATGCAGACAATTTTGGCGGCAGCATCATACCCCAGGCTGCCTTTCCTCATTGGTCTGCCAGAGCCAGCCTGTATCTGGATGCGGTAACCCAACACCGGATTACAGATGCCACCGATGAAGTGCAGATGGCTTGCTGTGAGATTGCGGAGCTTT